AGGAAGTACCTATAATCTTTGCAGATAACCTTACTCCAGAACAGGAGAAGGAATTCATCATTAAGGATAACTCCTCATTCGGTGAATGGGATTGGGATCTACTTGCTAATGAATGGAACACTGATCAGTTAGCTGATTGGGGACTAGACATTCCTAACTTTGATACTGATATTGAAGATGAGAAAGATCTATCAGATCAGTTAGAGCAATCTTTTAAGATTGAGATAGATCTTGAATCAGAAGAGGAACAGGAGAAGATGTACAATCAACTAATAAACGATGGATACAAATGCCGAATTTTGACATTATAAGAGAATCAAAGCCTGTTGAATCATTTAGAGTGGCTTCTGTAATGGGTAAGTTTGATCTACAATCAAACCACATTAAGGAGAGATTCACAGGATCAATTGATATGCCTAAAGACTGGCAGATAGGATTGATAGTTGGTTCATCAGGAACTGGTAAGACCACAATCTCAAAAGAATTATTTCCAGATTCATATATCACAGAGTTCAATTATTCTGCTGAGTGTATTCTAGATGATATGCCTAAGGATAAGAGTGTAGATCAGATCACTGCTATGTTCAACTCTGTAGGATTCTCTTCACCACCTTCATGGTTGAAACCTTATTCAGCATTAAGTAACGGACAGAAGATGAGAGTTGATCTTGCTAATTCATTATTACAGGATCAGGAGATGATAGTATTTGATGAGTTCACATCTGTTGTAGATCGTAATGTAGCACAGATAGGTTCATTTGCAGTTCAGAAGGCGGTAAGAAAGACTAAGAAGCAATTCATAGCAGTTACCTGTCATTTTGATGTAGAAGATTGGCTTCTGCCAGATTGGATCTTTGATACTGATAGCATGACCTTTCGTAGTAACGAGGGTCAAAAAAAAAATAGACCAGAAATCAACTTCCAGATATTCCATACAAAAGATAAGCAGTCATGGGAAGTCTTTGCTAAACATCACTATTTAAGTCATACTCATCATAATGCAGCAAATGTATTCTTAGCATATGTCAATGATCAATTAGCAGGATTTATTAGTGTGTTACACTTTCCACATCCAAAGGCAAAGAATATAAAGAAGGTACATAGATTGGTTATCTTACCTGACTATCAAGGAGCAGGAATTGGAATAAGATTATTAAATTATATAGGAGATTATTATCTAAATAAGGATCAGAGATATAGAATAATAACTTCAGCACCATCTTTGATATATGCATTAAAGAAGCATCCAAGATGGAGATGTGTAACATTTGGTAGAAATACACCCTATAAGGGATCTGTTGTGAATAGAGTAGTAGATCATTCTGCTCAGAGATTAACGGCAGGATTTGAAATGAAACGATATGGCAAATAATGACATAACTAAAAAGGCGATGATTGATGCCCTTGAGAAATCTCTAGGCATTGTAACATCTGCCTGTAAAGCAGTAGGTATCTCCAGAGAGACTCACTATAGATGGCTGAGAGAAGATGAGAAGTATAAGGAATCAGTTGAGGATCTAGCAAATGTTGCTTTGGACTTTGCAGAATCACAATTACATCAGCAGATAAAGGGAGGTAATCCGACCTCTACAATTTTCTACCTAAAGACTAAGGGAAAGAAGAGAGGATATGTAGAGAGACAGGAGATAGCCCATGAAGGGCTCAAGACCTTTGAGATAGAGGAAGTGGATGAGCAAGATCCGAGTTAATAAAGTCTACGGACATTTAAAGAGATCAGATAAGAAGATAGTAGTGGAACAGGGTGGTACTCGCTCTGGAAAGACATACAACATCCTCTTATGGATTATCTTTCATTATTGTGGGAAGAATGTAGGTAAGACTATTACAATCGCTAGAAAGACCTTCCCTGCAGTTCGCTCCTCAGTAATGAGGGACTTTTTAGATATCCTAAAAGGATCAGATCTCTATAGAGAGGAGAATCATAATAAGTCCAATTCAGAATACATCCTCAATGGGAATCTGGTAGAGTTCATATCTATGGATCAGCCTCAGAAGATCAGAGGTAGGAAGAGGGATCTAGCATTCTTAAATGAGGCTAATGAATTGACCTTTGAGGACTGGCAACAAATCGTATTCCGTACCAACGGAAGAATCATACTTGACTATAACCCTTCAGATACTTTCCATTGGATCTATGATAGGGTAATACCAAGAGATGATGCAGCATTCTATCAAACCACCTACAGAGACAATCCATTCCTAGATCAGACTATCATAGATGAGATAGAGCGATTAAGGGAAACAGATGAGCATTATTGGAGAGTCTATGGATTAGGGGAGAGAGGAACGAACAGAGCGCAAGTATTCCAATTCACCACTATCCAGCAGATTCCTGCTTCTGCGAAGTTCCTATCTTATGGGCTTGACTTTGGATTTACTAATGATCCTTCTGCATTGGTTGGATGTTATCAAGAAGGGAACAACCTATATTTTCAGGAGATGATCTATTCTACAAACTTGACTAATCAGGATCTGAATAGAGAATTCCAGAAGTTAGAGATAGGGAGATATGATGAGATCTTCGGAGATTCAGCAGAACCTAAGAGTATAGAAGAACTCCACAGGATGGGATGGAACATTAAGCCAACGGCTAAGGGATCGGATTCAGTCAATGCAGGGATAGATATGCTGAAGAGATTTAAGATCCATATCATAGGCTCTAACCTCATGAAGGAGATGGAGAATTATAAGTGGATGGAGGATAAGAATGGTAACCTCCTGAATAAGCCAGAGGATAAATACAATCACTTGATAGATGCTATCAGGTATGGAGTATATAACAAACTAAGCAAACCTAATTATGGGAGATACGCAATCCGTTAGCATAGAGATTCCAGAGAATCTATCAGATATAAAACTATCAGCATACAAGAAGTTCATCCTTATGGCTAATGAGGAGAATGGTGATGAGATAGCCTTGTATCAGTTCTGTGGCTTGACTCCTAGTCAGCAGGAAGCGATGAAGAAGAAAGACCTTGATGAGATCAGGAATCAGATAGGTATCGTATTGGCTGAAAAGCCTAACCTAGTAAAGACATTCACATTCAAGGGTAAGGAGTATGGATTTCATCCTAAGATAGAAGATATCTCTATGGGAGAGTATATTGATCTGGATACCTACCTACAAGATCCATATAAGAACGCTGAGAGGATATTAGGAGTCTTATATAGACCTATTACTAAGAAGATGTTTGGAAGGCATAGCATTGAGAATTATGATCCAGAGTCTCATAATGGGAATGGGTTTGAGGATCTAAGTGCTGATATCTTTATGGGGTGTCTGCTTTTTTTTTATCGTATCGCCACCAACTTACAGATAACTTTCCTACAATCTTTGGAGAAGGAGGAGAAGAAGGATATGATGCACAATCCAACTTCTCTAGAAAGTGGGGATGGTATGGAGCAGTACATCAGATTGCTAAAGGAGATCTCCTACAATTTGAGAAAGTAACGGAGTTACCTCTAAGAACTGCACTCACCTATCTGGAGTATGAGATAGATAAGAATGAGGTTGAGAAATCTATCATGAAAAAAAATCAACATTAGGCTATGTTATTAAAAAAGATTTATCATATCTTTGAATATCATTAAAAAGATAGAGAGATGAAAGTAGATTTAACAACATCAGGGCAATACGAAATCTTTAGAGAAGTATTAGCAAAAGCAATTGATTTAGGTTATGACCTTCAACATGCTGAGGTAGGATATAATCAGAACTCAGGATACATCTGGATGTGGTCAGAATGGGAATCTTATTCTATTGGGATTGCTGATTATGCATGGAACAGGGGAGAAGATGTGCAAATCATTATTACCTGCCCAGAGACAGGAGAGGAATTCTTTGGTGATTCTTGGGATGAGGCTCATGCAGAATATAAAACATTCTGTCAAGAAGAAGAGATTGAAGTAGAATTATAATTGATAGAGAGATGAATTTATACGACAAGTTAAGCCCAGAGGCTTTAAAAGTATTAGATCAGGAGATGATCAAGTTTCCTTATTCAACGAAGGCATTAATCACAGGATTAAAGGAGAACAGATACTGCTTAGATCTTACATTGAACCAATGTCATAGAGTAGCAGCAGTATTCGGTTTTGAATGCACATTGACTAACATCATAAACTTCTTTGAATAATGGATAAGCAATTGTTTTTAGATTGGTATTTAGGAGGTAGTGATCAGGAAAGAGAATATACCATATTAAGCATAGGTCATTATATAGTGGATCAATTGAAGGAGAATGATAGTGCATCAATATCTATTGATACTTTGATTGAGGGTTCGGATGTTGATTTATTTTATCAGGATTTAAAGATTGAAGAGTGATGAGTTACTTAGATTGGGAATTAGAAAGCTATCAGAATTATCACGATAGCACTTGTAGTGTCTGCGGAGAATCAAAAGATCCAGATTACTACGATTGCAGATGTAGGGATGAGGATGATGATGAGCATTTAGGCATCTAGTGGTGGTTCGCTAGATTGGTTTGGTTGAGGAGGTCTGTGGTGGATCTCCTCTTTTTTTATCCCTATTTTTACAGATAGGGTTTTTTAATTGTATGAAGAAGGGATATTATCAAATTACGGAAGCACTTGAGAGTGCTGCATCAGCAAATGATCAGATCAACCAAGTAACTTGGGGGGATATCTTTGATCTAGATTTCAGGAAGCAGGATATGTTTCCTATTGCTCATGTAATGACAGGAACGGCAACTCTAGGAGAGAGAACCATTACTTATGAGTTTGATCTTCTGGTGATGGATATTGTGGATTATAGCAAAGAGGCTAAGGATCTGTATGAGGGGAATATGATGAAGCAGGATGTGTATCATAGAACTCTTGCAGCAATATCTGAGATCTTAGCTACCTTCAGGAGAGGGGATCAGTATGATGCCTACTTCAGATTGATTAATGATCCTGTTGCAGAGCCTTTTGATGAGGAGATGGAGTCTAACATCTGTGGATGGAAGGCAACACTTCAGATAGAAGCAATCAATCCTAACAATATCTGCTAGATGAAGGGAGAGAATACAAAGAGAGTATTAGATAAGTTCGGTAAGTATCTTGTTAAGGAGTCTAGAAAGAACCTTACGAGAAAGAAGAAGAATGTAACTAATAGCCTCTATGAATCTCTGGACTTTGATGTGAAGGCTATGCCGAACTCTTTTGAGTTTGACTTCCTGATGAATGAGTATGGTGAATGGGTAGATAAGGGAAGGAAGGCAGGAAAGAATCCTCCATTCTCAGCAATAAGGAAATGGGTTGAAGATCGCAGGATTCAGTTTAGAAGCAACAAAGGTAAGTTTCAGACCTATGATCAAACTGCTTGGACTATAGTAGGTAGTATTGGGAGCAAGGGAATCCCTGCATCTAACTTCTACTCTAGACCATTTAACTTAGGATATGCTAAATTGCCTAATGAGATAGTAGAGGCATATGCTCTAGATGTTGAGGATTTTCTAGAGTTTACAATAGATAAATTAAACGAACAATACAAAGATGGCGGTAATTAGTCCAGAGGGCTTAGTAGCAGCGAGATCTCCTTTATTCTTTACTTGGGATGGCTCTAATAGAGACAGACTAGATGGAATGCAGTTAGAGATATATGTCTGGAGTGGTGAAGAGGGATCAAGACCTGCTACTCCTGTTTATACAATTAATAGAACATCGGGATTTGTGGATTTCTACCCAACGGCAGATATCTCAGCATTGATAGAGAATGAGTTTACCAATCGGATAAGCAAATTATATAATGATGCTCTAGTATTTCAGTCTCCTGATTCGCAGTTATTTGTCCAGATAGATTATGCTTTAGATTGGTTCAATACAGAATCCGCTCCATTAGGAGCAGGTCAGGATACAGGATCTACAGAGATCTTCATAGCAACATATGGATACGGAAAATTCATTGAAGGAGCTAATAAGAAGATACAAGGTCCATTCCTTCAGGAGAAATCAAGATATGCATATGAGAAGGATGCTTGGATGTTACCTATCTATCTAGGGCTTCATGGAGAGGGATTGGATATCATCTATGGATATCGTGATCGGGTTATAGCGGATGGAGGATCTGTAGAGGCTTTATCTTGTTGTAATATCGGACTCGCCAATATCAAGGTATTGAATGATGATGGGACAAGCTACCAATATGCGGTAACAGAATCAGATGTCTATGAGACTAAGGTAGAGGAGAGAGTTTTATTGTTCCCTTCTGGAATTGCTAACCTTTCCAATTGGAAGGCTAATCAAGGATATGGAGGTACTGCTCCTTACAGAACTAATTATTATGATATTCAGTTATTGGATGGGTTTAATTCTGTAATTGATCAGGTTAGAGTCTACAATGAATGTGAGCCTAAGTATGATCCTGTTTCTCTTTATTTCGTGAATAGATATGGTGCATGGGATTATGTAACATTCTTGAAGAGGTCAGATGTTGATCTGAATCTAGAGAAAGAGACTTATAGATCAGTAATTGGTAATGCATCAGCATCTGGATATACTTGGGGAAATCAGGCGAGAGGAATTAGATCATACAATCACCAAGTGAATCACAAGATGACTCTAAACACAGGATTTGTCTCTGAGGATTATAGTGAGGTGATGGAGCAACTCCTAATGAGTGAGTATGTGTTGATGGTGTTTAATAGAACGACAACTCAATCAGGATCTGAATTCAATATATCTCAGGAACAGAGAGCGGTCAATGTCCTAACAGAGTCGTTAAGACTCCAGAAGCACATCAATGATAAGACTATCAATTATACGATAGATATTGAGATGGCTAACCCTGAGAATGCAATGCTATGATAGAGATCTATATTGGATCAGAGAGATTAGATACCTTCAAGGATGAGGATGTGAATATCAAGTTGAGCCTTCAGAATGTGAAGGATATCAGCAAACTATTTACGGACTATACTCAGAACTTTCAAGTTCCTGCATCTAAGACTAATAATTCTGTATTCAAGCACTATTATAATGCTGATATATCTGGAGGCTTTGAAGCCTCATTAAGACAGGATGCTACGATCTTCTTAAATAAGGAATTATTCAGAGAGGGGAGTATTGAATTGATGTCTGTAGATATGAAGAATGGAAAGGCTAGGGCTTATGAGGTCGTATTCTTTAGTGCAGGAGTCAATCTGAAGGATTTATTCGGTGAGGATGAATTAACGGATCTTGATTTATCAGCATATGATCATGCCTATGATGGTGCAGTAATTAGAGGAGCAATGGAAGGAACGACTCCTCTTCATTCTGGGAATGTTATATATCCATTGATATCTCCTGTTACAGATTGGTTTTATGATAGTGCCTCAAGTTCTCATGATGATGGTGATATCGCATATCATACGACTAATGATGATCATGGCTTACATTATTATGCTTTAAAACCTGCTATCAGGATCAGCAAGTTGATAGATGCGATAGAGGCGAAGTATGCAATCACCTTCACATCTACCTTCTTTGCAGATAGAAAGTTTACGGACCTATTCCTATGGGGACATAGAAGAGAGGGATATATGTTCTTCGGTCAGGAGAATGGATTTACTGCTCAGAAGATTGATTTCACTTCTACTACAGGATCAGGATTTGATACGACATTAGATGTCGCTACTATTCCCTCAACATATGATAGATTCCTATGGTATTATAGCATCAATTCAACGGGCTCTTATCAGGTCCATTTCTATATCAATGGAGTCTACTATACAAGTAGATCACACACAGGGAATGTGGTAGATGAGGATGTATACTTCTCAGGATTACAGACAGGCGATAAAATACAGATGCGATTCTCACCACCTACGAATTGGGATGGAGTAGGAGTTAGTCTTACTTCTGTAAGTATCTCAGGAAGGGAATTCACGAATCCTGCTAATATCTATTGGACTGCAGCAACATCATCAACTCAATCCTTCTCGTTAGATGTGGTGATGAGTGATCAGATGCCAGAGCAGAAGGTCTATGATTTCATGATAGGGCTTGTGAAGATGTTCAATCTAGTAATTGAGCCTACAAGCAGAACGAAGTTCATAGTAGAGCCTCTAGATGATTGGTATGCTTTGGGATCTAATTATGATATCTCAGATCATATAGATATATCTTCACAGAAGATAGAAAGACCAGAACT